AGTTGTATTAAGTGGTGACCCAGGAGCAACTGGTGCAACTGTTGTACTTAAGTTCATCGGTGTTGCTGGTTCTTCAGACGCTAGTTAATAAATAATTCTTGTGGGCCTTCGGGCCCACATAAATTTAACGGAGATTAAAATATGAAATCAGATGTAAAAGCAGTTAGACAAACAGCAGCAGGAGGAACTGGAGTTATTTTTGCTGGCAGAACAAGATTAAGAGGAATTATTATTGAATCAACTGATGCTGCAACAGCAGGTTCAGTTGTATTACAAGATAATACTGATAGTACAACTTTATTTTCTGCAGGTGTTCCTGCAGGAGATGTTTTTTCATTCAATTTACCAGAAGATGGAATTTTATTTCCAGGTGGAATGAAAAGCTCAACTTTGTCTTTAGCTAATTTAACTGTTTTGATAGATAAATAAGGAGAGTAGATGGCTACCTCTGGAACAACAATTTTTGAATCCAGTTTTTCTATAGCTGATGTTGTAGAAGAAGCTTATGAAAGAATTGGTATTCAAGGTGTATCTGGATATCAATTAAAAGGTGCACGACGTTCTTTAAATATTTTATTTCAAGAATGGGCGAATAGAGGTTTACATTATTGGGAAGTAGGTAATAATTCTATTACACTAGTAAATGGTCAATCAGAATATACTATGTATAGATCAACTGCTGATGGAACTTCTGATGCAACAGCTATTTATGGAGTTGATGATATTTTAGAAGCCGTTTATAGAAATTCTTCAAATGTTGATTTTCCATTAACAAAAATAAATAGATCCGCGTATCAAGGTTTATCTAATAAAACAGATACAGGAACTCCTACTCAATATTTTGTTCAAAGATTTATAGATAAAATTACAATTAATTTATATTTAGTTCCAGGTTCAACTGAAGCAGGTAATACAATTAATTATTATTATGTAAAAAGAATCCAAGATGCCGGAGCCTATACTAATGAAGCAGATGTACCTTATAGATTTGTTCCTTGTATGATTGCAGGTCTTGCTTATTATTTAGCAATTAAATTTGCTCCTCAAAGAATTGAAATGTTAAAAATGTTATATGAAGATGAACTACAAAGAGCTTTACAAGAAGACGGTTCTTCTTCAAGTTCTTTTATTACTCCAAGAACTTATTATCCAGAGGTATAGCATGGCTTTAAGTAAAGGAAAATTTGCTCAGTTCATATCGGATCGTTCTGGTATGGCGTTTCCATATTCCGAAATGGTTATAGAATGGAATGGATCAAGAGTTCATGTTTCAGAATATGAAGCTAAACATCCACAATTAGAACCTAAACCAACAAATACTGATGGACAAGGTTTAAGAAATGCTAGACCAGATAGAACTGAGCCTGCTACAGAAAGTTTATTACCAGGTAATCCATTTGATATTACGTCTGGATCTACAACAATTACAGTCACAGAACCTGGTCATGGAAGAAGTACTTCAGATATAGTAGTTTTTAGAAATGTAGATGGATCTCCAGGAGGAGTTGCGTATACAGTATTTGAAAATGCTAGCGGATATGCTATAACTGTTATTAATACAAATACATATACTTTTACATTAGGAGATACTCCTACTGTAACTGAAAAATCAGGAGGAATGACTGCGACTGCAGGTCCAGTTACATTAACACCATAATGGCATACACTTTAACAAATTTACAAGATGATATAAAAGATTACACTGAAGTTGATAGTACAGTTTTTTCAACTGGTGTTTTAAATACTTTTATAAAAAATGCTGAGAATAGAATTTACAGAGATTCCGATGCGGATGATAATAGATTTTATGCGACTTCCGATTTAGTTACTGGAAATAGATATGTAACTATTCCAGGTGATTTAAGAGTTATACGATATATTCAATTAAGAGATTCTAGTGGCAATCAAGTATTTTTAGAAAAAAGAGATACTTCTTTTATGTCTGAATACTATAACACTCCAGGAACACAATCTGGATTACCTAAATATTATGCTAATTGGGATGCTAATTATTGGGTGGTAGCTCCAACTCCGGATGATACTTACCAAATTACAATGGCTTATATTAAACAACCAACTAGTTTGACAGATTCCAGCGTAAGTGCTATAGGTACTTATGTATCCAACAAATATCAAGATTTACTTTTGTATGGATGTCTGGTAGAAGCATATGGTTATTTGAAAGGTCCTGCAGATATGTTGCAGTTTTACGAAGGATCTTATCAAAGAGCATTGCAATCATATTCTATCGAACAACAAGGTAGAAGACGGAGAGACGAGTGGCAAGATGGGATCATTCGTACTCCTTTAAAATCGGAATCCCCATCAAAATACTAAGGAGAAATAAATATGGCAAACATAGTACCTGACTCTTTTAAAACAGATCTTTTAAAAGGAACTTTCAATTTTGATTCTGGAGGTGACACTTTTAAAATAGCTTTATTTACATCATTAGCAGGTTTCAGTACTAGTACTACTACTTACACAGGAGCAGCAAACGAAGTTGCATCTGGAGGTGGTTATACTACTGGTGGAGAAACTTTAAGTAATACAGGTGTAAATGTAGGAAGTAACATTGCTTACTTAGACTTTGGTGATGCAACATGGACATCAGCAAGTATTACTGCAGTTGGAGCTTTGATTTACAAAAGTAGTGCCGGTAATGAAGCTGTATTAGTTTTGGATTTTGGCGGAACTAAAATATCAACAGATGGAGATTTTGTTGTTGTATTCCCTGCTAACGATTCATCTAATGCTATCATTAGATTAGGCGACGCGTAATAAAATAATTGGATAGTAGAAATGGCTTTTATACTTAACGACAGAGTTAAGGAAACAACCACAACTACTGGAACAGGAAATATTTCATTAGCGGGTGCAGTCACCGGTTATGAAACTTTTGCAAGTGGAATAGGAGATACAAATTCTACTTATTATGCAATATCCAGTAGTGGAAGTTCCGAGTTTGAAGTAGGAATTGGAAGTATAACCGCAGGTGCGCCTGATACACTTTCAAGAGATTCTGTAATATCTTCATCTAATTCTGATAGTTTAGTTAACTTTTCTGCTGGAACAAAAGATATTTTTTGTACGCTTCCTGCAACTAGAATTCCATCACCAGTTATGGTGGCTCAAGATTTTGTGAATACTCACAATTCGACTATTTCTCAAGATCAAACAATGGATTCTGGAGTATTAGCAGGGCCAGTTGATATAACAGGTACTTTAGGTATTACAGGTAAATTAATTATATTGAATTAGTATCTATAATGTAGTATTAAAACATAAGGTTAAAATATGAGTGAAATTAAAGTAAATAAGGTAAGTCCACAATCAGGAACTAGTTTTACACTAGGAGATAGTGGTGATACTTTTACTGTACCTTCTGGTGCTACATTAGACATATCTAATGCTACTGTTAGTTATCCAGCAGGCACTAATTTTAATACTGATTGGCAACCTAAAAAAACTGGTACCTTTGCTTCTGAAGCAGGAAAAGGATACTTTGTAGATACAACCAGTATTTCAATATCTACTACACTACCTGCGTCTCCTAGTTTAGGAGATACAATATCATATATAGATTATGCCGGAACTTTTGATACAAACGCATTAGAAATTAATCCGTTTGGAAAAAAAATAAATGGACAAACAGGAAATTTTTTCGTCAACACTGAAAGAGCTGGTTTTAGTCTTGTCTTTGTAGACGATACACAAGGTTGGTTAATAAAGGATAAATAATGGCACATAAAAATTATAATTACATATTAGCTGAAAATTGGGGAAAAGATTTTATTGAATTTGATGATAGAAGAAATTTTGAAATAAGACAATATCCAGGAAATATTTATAAAGTTCCTGCTCACAATAAAAAAGCTAACGCATGGATCAATGAAGTTTTAGGAACTATTAAAACAAAAGATGAAGCTGAAACTATTGTAAATGCTGAGATTCAAAATTATCAAACAGATTGGGATAATGACAATATTGATGGAGAAACAACAGAACAAAAAAATACTAGAATTGGTGAAAGACCTATGCTAGAAACATTAGAGGAGTAAAAAATGTCAAATTACGAAACTGAAAAAGGACAAACGGTTATAGCAACAGCTTCTGATCCTGCTAACCCAACTGAAGGGCAAATTTGGTATAATAGTACTTCAGCAACTGCAAAAGTTAGAACTTATGTTACTCCAGCTTGGGCTAGTGGCGGAGATTTAAATGTTGGAAGAAGAGGCGCTAAAGGTAACGGAGTAAGAACAGCAGCTTTACACGTTGGAGGATTTAATCCAGGTTTTTTTGCAAATGGTAAAACAGAATCTTATGATGGAACAGCTTTTACAGCAGAAAATGATCAAGTTAATCCTTCAGGTCCTCTAGGGGGATCTTTTAGTCAAGCACCTCAAGGAACTGCAGTTAGCTTTGGAGCACAACCGGGTCCAAATTCAAAACAAACTCAATTATGGGATGGTACTTGTTGGGCTTTAGGTAATAACATGCAAGTTGGAGTTCAAAAATCATGGGGTATGGGAACTAGAGATGCAGGTTTAGCAGCTGGAGGTTTTTCTTATGATGGAGTAAATCCTGGAGCTGGTAATTATTCACAAGAATACGACGGAACTTCTTGGGCAAATGGAAATACTATGGGGACACATGTAAACAGTCATGCAGGAGGTGGATCTCAAACAGCCGCTTGGGTTGCAGGATATGTTACAAACGTTTTTGAATATGATGGAACTTGTTGGTCAAATGTACCAGGCGTAGGGCCTAATCAACAAGGAATGGGAGGAGCAGGTCCTCAAACTGACGGACTTGTTTTCGGCGGACAACCTGCTATTACTACAACATCATTTTATGATGGAACTTCTTTTACTACAGGTCCAACTATGAGTTTAGCAAGATCAAATGGTGGCGCTGCATCAGGGACAGGTCAAGGTTCTGCTTTAGCAGTTGGAAATGGTCCAAATGTTGTTACTACAGAAGAATTAGATGGAGGATTTCAAACTCAAACTATAACTTCTTCATAGTAAATAAAATAATAAGAAAGATTTAAATGTCAGATTTAATTGTAAAAAAAGAAACCAAACAGGTTTTAGAAAATGAATATCGTTATTTAGAAGATGTTCTAGATAAAGATGATTTAGAATGTTTTAAACAATTGACACCGGAATTAAAAGATACTTGGAGTAAAAAACAATTATTTAGAACTGAAACAGAAATGAGAGTTTCTGTATTAAATGATTATAAATTTCCAACAAAAGCATCTAAGTATTGGCAATGTGTTAGAGAACAAGATGTTCATTTAGATTGTTTATTATCTCTTTCTATAGATAATAGAAAAAATGACGTAAAAATAAAAAAACTACAAAAAAGCATTGAAGAATGTAAAGATGAGTTAGATAAAGAATTATTAAAAATTGAATTAGATGAAAGAATATTAGATTATGCTAGAGTTAAAAATACTGCAAGACATAGAATAAGAGAAATACGATTATGGTCTAAATTAAAAGAAGAATTAGATGATGGAACTTTTGATACAAAAAATCCTGATACACATAAACGAGAAAGTTTAAAATCAATTATAAATAATAGAGTTAAATCTTTTACACCAGGAACGAGTATGCCAGAAATTTTTAATACTTTAGCTTTACAAGATACTTATGACAAAGTAATAAAAGAAAATCAAATTAAAAATTATGATCAAGAAAGAGAAAAACTACTTAGTCAAAAAAGTAAAACTGAGTGATTGTTTTTTACGAAATAAAAAAATAAATATAAAAGCTCAAAAACAAACAGATCTCTATAAACAGGTTTTAGAAAGTATAAAAGAAAAAGGTTTAATAAATCCATTAACTGTTGTTATGGATAACAATAAATATAAAGTGTGTATAGGTAATAATAGATATCTAGCTTGTGAAGAATTAAAAATTGAATATGTTAATATAATTATAGCAAAAAATGAAGAGCCTTTAGAGTTAAAAAAATATTATAAATTTTACAAAAAAGTTTTAAAAAATGAAAGCCCCTATATCAAATAAACAATATCATTTTTTAGTTTCTTTACCAAGAACAGGAAATACCTTACTAGCATCTATATTAAATCAAAATTCAGAAATAGCAGTTACACCGAATTCAATAACGTTTGAATTAATGAAAAAAATCATTTCCTTAAAAGATGATAGTTTATTTTTAAATTATCCAGATCATTTATCTTTAGATAATGTCTTAAATAATTTATTTAATAACTATTATGCTCATTGGAAACAAAAATATATTATTGATAGAAGTTTGGCATCCTTACCGGGTAATAGAAATTTTATAAAAAAATATATAAATCAAGATGTAAAATATATTGTTTTAGTTAGAGATTTATTAGAAGTTTTATCTTCATTTTTAAAATGGGCTCATGATGAACCTTCTAGTTTTTTAAATAAATATTCTTCTATTGAAGAAAAATTAAATTTTTTAATGAGAAAAGATGGTATGATTGCAATGTCTTTAACTGCAATTCAAGAATTATATAAACATGAAAAACTTGAAAATATATGTATGATAAAATATCATGATTTAGCTAGTAATCCAGAATATCAAATAAATAAAATATATGAATTTTTAAATATAAAAAAATTTAATCATAATTTTTTTGATTTAAATCAATTTGAATTAAATGGTATAAAATATGATGATTCTGTTTTAGGACATAATTTACACAAAATAAAAGAAAATTATACTGTGGATGATAATTCATTTATTGATTTAATACCACAATCTTATAAACAAAAATATGAGCATATAAAATTTTAGTATGATTAAAAAATATTCTTGTGAATTACTAAGTAATTTAAATAATGAAAAACTACAAAAGGAAATAAAAGAATATATTAAAGAAGTTCCATGTTGCATTTTTTATCCAAAATGTCCTCATCCTAGAGAACAAAGTGGAATTTTTTTAGACAGAAAATTCGATATAATTAAACAATCTTTACTATTATCTTTTAAAAAATATTTGAATACAGATTTTATTGATATTGGTTATATAAAAACATGGTGTTTTTATAATCCCGCTAATTCAACTATTATAGAAGGTTGGCATAATCATTTAACTCAAAAAGGGTTTCGAGAGATATCTGCTCTTTGTTATTTAACAAAAACTAATTTAGGAACTTTATTTAAAGATAATATAAAGATAATTCCTGAAATAAATAATTGGTATGTATGGCCATCTTATCTTGATCATTCTCCAGAACCAGGATATATAGAAGAAGAAAGAATTGTAATAGCTTGTGCTATAGGAATAAAAAATAGTATATGAAATTTAAAGAAGCATCTTGGAAAAGTTTTATCGTAACCACTAATACACCTATATTTACACATGAAGAATGTGATGAAATAATTAAAACCGGAAGACAGTGTTTAAAAATTAAAGGAACAGTATTTGAACAAAAATCAATTGAAAATATAAGAGATTCTAATATTAGTTGGATTCCTTTTGAAAAATTAAAACCTATGTACGACCGTTTAAATGATGTTGTTCATCAAATAAATAATAATTTTTTTGGATTCGAAGGAATTCAAATTAATGAATTAGCACAATATACTGAATATGATCCAGGAGGTTTTTATGATTGGCATGTTGATATGTCTTTAGATGGTAAAAAACACCCGCCAATTAGAAAAATATCTATGTCAGTTCTACTTTCAAATGAAAATGAGTTTGAAGGTGGAGACTTAGAAATAATGGACACAGGTAGAAAAGCAAAATTAATAAGAGGACAGGCGTTGTTTTTTGCGTCTTTTATTAGACATAGAGTCTCTCCTGTAATTAAAGGAAATAGAAAATCTTTAGTTGTATGGTTTGGAGGACCTGCTTTTAAATGATAAAAGAATATTATTTTCCAACACCTATTTATATAAAAGACATTGATATTAATACAGAAATAGAAAAAAATATAATAGAGTGGAGTAAAAAAGAAAAAGGTATTTTAAGAACAAATGTTAAAGGTTGGCATTCTTCAACAGATATGCATTTAAAAAAAGAATATTTATCTTTAATAAATGAATTAGTTAAAATGCAAAAAGAAATTTATATAGATCAACATTTAGATGGAGAACCTATTTTAGGTAATATGTGGGCTAATATTAATCAACAAGGTGCATATAATAAAACACATATTCATCCAAATTCTTTATGGTCTGGTGTATATTATGTTAAAACTCCAGAAAACTGTGGAAACTTATATATAGAAGATCCCAGATTAGGATCTGATTTTATTTCTCCCAAAAGAAAAAAGAATAATGAAAAAGAATTTTGGAAAACTGTTAATTATAAACCAATAGCTGGAAGGATTATAATGTTTCCAGCGTGGTTATCACATGGAGTAGAAATCAATTTATCAAATGATATACGAATATCTGTATCTTTTAATTTTATACAACAATGAGTTTTAAAGACAACAAATATACCATAGTAAAAAACGCTATTTCTTATGAACTAGCTAATTTTTGTTTTAACTATTTTCTCTTAAAAAGAGATACTGTTAAATTTGCATATGATAACAGTCTAGTTTCTCAATCTGAATTTTTAGGTAAATTTAACGATCCACAGGTTTCTAATAGTTATGCTCATTATGGTGATTTTGTTATGGAGACATTGATGATGAAATTGTTACCTTTAATGAAACAAAAAACAGAACTAGATTTAATTCCTACTTATTCTTATGCAAGAATTTATGAAAAAGGTAATGAATTAAAAAAGCATAAAGATAGACCTAGTTGTGAAATATCTACCACATTAAATTTAGGTGGTGATCTTTGGCCTATATTTGTAGACAATAAAAAAATAGAATTAAATGTAGGAGATATGCTAATATATAGAGGTTGTGAATTAGAACATTGGCGTGAGATATTTGAAGGAAATTTATGCGGTCAAGTATTTTTACATTATAATGATATTAATGGTCCTTATTCTATTGAAAATTTTTATGATAAAAGACCAATGTTAGGTCTTCCCAATTCTTAATTTTTGTAATAAAACTACTTATTTAAATAAAATAAGTAAGATTTATTATGTTTTTTGGTTCAACCTCATTTTCTACGGCTCCTTTTGCGTCTATAGAACGAGTAAACGCAACCGTTGCTGTTACTGGTAGTAGAATAAATGCCTCAGTAGGTGATGTAACAGTCACAGCTGATGCAAATGTAAATGTTACCGGTAATCAATTAAATGTAGCAACAGGGACAGCTACAGTTACAGCTGATGCTAATGTAAATGTTACAGGTAACCAACTAAACTTTACAATCGGAGACGTATCAGTAACAGGAGACGCTAATGTAGATGTTACTGGTAATCAATTAAATGTAGCAACAGGAACGGCTACAGTCACAGCTGATGCTAACATTAATGTCACAGGAAATAGACTAAACTTTACTATTGGAGATGTTACAATAACAGGTGATGCTAATGTAGATGTCACAGGAAATCAATTAAATGTATCTACCGGAATAGCTACAGTTACAGCAGATGCTAATGTAGATGTCACAGGAAATAGACTAAACTTTACTATTGGAGATGTAACAGTAACAGGTGATGTTAATGTAGATGTTACAGGTGAACAATTAAATGTATCTACAGGAATAGCTACAGTTACAGCAGATGCTAATGTAGATGTCACAGGTGAACAATTAAATGTTGCAACAGGAATAGCAACCGTTACAGCTGATGCTAATGTAGATGTTACCGGAAATAGAATTAACGCTTCAATTGGTGATGTCACAGTAACAGGTGATGCTAATATAGACATAACTGGTGAACAATTAAACGTATCTACTGGAACAGCAACAGTCACTGCAGACGCTAACGTGCCTGTTACAGGTAATAGAATTAATGCTGCAATAGGAGATGTCACAGTAACAGGTGATGCTAATGTAGACGTAACTGGTGAACAATTAAATGTCTCAACAGGAACTGTTTCAGTTACAGCAGACGCTAACGTTAATGTTACAGGTAATCAACTAAACTTTGCAATCGGAGATGTTACCGTTACCGGAGATGCAAATGTAGATGTAACCGGTGAACAATTAAATGTATCTACAGGAACTGTTTCAGTTACTGCAGACGCAAATGTAAATGTAACTGGTGAACGATTAAATTTAGATACAGGAACTGTTGCAGTCACTGGAGACGCAAATGTAAACGTAACAGGAAATCAATTAAACTTCGCAATCGGAGATGTTACAGTTACTGGAGATGCTAATGTAGATGTAACTGGTGAGCAATTAAATGTTTCAACAGGAACCGTTTCAGTTACAGCAGATGCAAATGTAAATGTAACAGGAAGTCAACTAAACTTTGCAATTGGAGATGTTACAGTTACTGGAGACGCGACTGTAAATGTCACTGGAAATAGAATCAATGCTTCAATTGGTGATGTCACAGTAACAGCAGATGCTAATGTTTTTGTAACTGGAAACAGATTAAATATTAACACAAATAATGTATTTATCAGAGCTTGGAGTGAAATTGATCCAGGTGTAGATCAAACATGGACTCCAATTTCAACAGGAGCAATAAATACATGGACCGAAATAGATCCTGTAGGGCTTCCTCCAACTCCATAAAACATTGACGTTTTAAAAAATTAATATATTATACTAACATACAAGGAGATAAATATGGCATCGAGTTATTCAACAAACGCTAAACTTGAATTAATGGTTACTGGAGAAAAATCTGGTACATGGGGTGGAATTACAAACACTAATTTACAAATCTTAGAACAAATAGCTACAGGTTATTTAAGTTTAGCTGTAGGTGGTGCAGATGTAAATTTAGCTTTATCTGATGGCGCTACTTCAAATGGTAAAAATTTATATTATAAATTAACTGGAACTTTAACAGGTAATAGAACAGTTACTATGCCTGATACAGCAGAAAGAGTTTTTATTGTTGAAGATGCAACTACAAGAACTACTAGTAATTATACTTTAACTATTTCAACAGTATCTGGAACAGGAGTTACTTTACCTGTTGGTGGTAAAGCTTTGGTTTATTCTGATGGTACAAATATTAATCAAGGTTTAATTACAAAAGGATATAATACAATTACTGATTCAAACAGTCCTTATACCGCTGTTGCAAATGATCAAATTTTAGCAAATACTACTTCTGGAACTATAACCGTGACTTTACCTGCAACTCCTTCTACAGGAGATGAAGTAACCATTATTGATGCAAGAGGCACTTTTAATACTAATAACTTAACTGTTGGTAGAAATGGTGAGCCTATAAATTCAGCTGCATCGGATTTAACTTTAAGTACAAATGGTCAAGCAATTACTTTAGTTTACGTAGATGCGACAAGAGGTTGGGCATACAAAACAAATACAGCATAAGGAGCTTGGAGCATGGCTCTTATTGATTTTAAATTATTACCTGGAATAGATAAACAGAATACCAGTGCAGGTGCAGAACAGCGTTGGGTAGATTCTGATAATGTAAGATTTAGATATGCTTTACCTGAAAAAGTTGGAGGATGGCAGTCTCCTATTAAAGAATCTATTGTTGGTGTTGCAAGACAGATGTATGCTTTTGCTGATTTAGAAGGTAATAAATATATTGCAATTGGTACAGATAAATTTTTACTTATATATTATGATGGTGAACTCTATGATATTACACCTTTAAAAACAACTTTATCATCTGCTACAATTGAAACTACAGCATCTTCTAATCAAGTAACAATTGGTTATACTAGCCATGGATTAAGTGAAGGTGATATTATTTTATTAGATAATACACTTTTGCCAATAGGCACAGGATATAATCCAACTGATTTTGATGATAAACTATTTCAAGTAACAAGTGTTACTGATGCTGATAATTTTGTAATTACACAAAGTTCAGCTGCAACCGGTAGTGCAGGACCAGGTGGATCTATAGACATAACTCCATATGAAACTGTAGGTCCTCAAACACAAACATACGGTTATGGATGGGGAACAGGAACATGGGGATCAAGTACTTGGGGCACGGCTAAAACTTCAAGTGATGTGATTCTAGAACCAGGCCTCTGGAGTCTTGATAATTATGGACAAGTTTTAATTGCAACTATTGCAAATGGAAAAACATTTACTTGGAATGCAGGAGCTGTAACTCCATTAGCAGTTAGAGCATCTACAAGTACTTCTGGTTTTGAAACAACCAACAATCCAACTGCAAGTAGATTTTCTATGGTTTCTCCTACAACAAGATATTTAGTTCAATTTGGAACTGAAACGACTATTGGAGATGCAACGACTCAAGATGATATGTTTATAAGATTTTCAGATCAAGAAAATATTAATGACTATACTCCAACTAGTATTAACACAGCAGGATCACAAAGATTACAAGATGGAACTAAATTAATGGGAGTTGTAAAAGCAAAGGAAACTATGTTGGTTTGGACAGATAATGCATTATTTGATATGCGATTTATAGGTCCTCCTTTTACTTTTGGTTTTCAACAAGTTGGAACTAGTTGTGGATTGATTGGTAAAAATGCAGCGATAGAAATAGATGGTATTGCTTTTTGGATGAGTCAAAAAGGATTCTTTGCTTATGATGGTACAGTTAGATCATTACCTTGTTCTGTAGAAGATTATGTATTTGACGATATAGATACTACAAAAGGTCAACAAATTTATGCTGGAATTAACCATCTTTATACAGAAATAATTTGGTATTATCCTTCTGCTAATTCAGATTATAATGATAAATATGTAATATATAATTATGTAGATAAAGTATGGTATACTGGAACTGAAGCTAGAACTTCTTGGGTAGATGCTGAAATTTATCCTAAACCTTTTGCAACTAAATTCACGGATCAGGCATCAGGGACCTTTCCTGTTGTAATAGGGGAATCAGGATTAGGTAAAACTCAATTATTTGAACATGAAGTAGGCACAGATCAAATAGATGAAAATGGAACTGTAACTACTGTTACTTCTTATATTAAGTCTTTTGATTTTGATTTACAGAGTCAAGGCGGAATAGCAGGAGAAGTATTTTTAGCTGTAAGAAGATTTGTACCTGATTTTGAATCTATTCAAGGTAATGCAAAAGTAACTTTAGCAATTAAACGATACCCACAACAATCTGATAGTACAAGCACTTTAAGTCCATTTACAATAGATTCAACTACAACTAAAAAGGATACAAGAGCAAGAGGAAGATTTGTAAATATAAAAATAGAAAATGATTCTAGTTCTGAGTCTTGGAGATTTGGAACGTTTAGATTAGATATACAACAGGATGGTAGAAGATAATGGCAAAAATAAATGTAAGAGTTCCAGAACCAAAAGATAAATATGATATCTCTACTCAAAAACAAGTTAATAGAGCTATTAAATCAATTGTTGAACAATTAAATAGTACCTTTTTACAAGACTTAAAAGAAGAAGATGAAAGATATACTTGGTTCAAAGGTGGAGGAGGTTGTTAATGAGTTCTTGTAATAATGTAAATACAGAACCAACCGTAATCGGTGGTGGAAATGGATCAAATGCTTATGATGCATTTGGAAGATTAAGAGTTTCTAATCCATTTACTATTTTTGATAGTACAAATGTAATGTCAAAAAATAATCTTTTTGATGAATCTTTAACT